GGTATTCAGACCGCCAAGGGTCTACAGAAGGTCGTAGATATTGTTTTTGAGAAGGGTGAGATCCTTGATTCTGTAGTCCGTCGATGATATGCAACCAACCAATTCACACATCCTTGATTGTAACCCAGGACCGTTATCCTTTGTCGTAGGTGATTGGAATGATTCAATCGGTTTCTATGCGGCAGTCCCCTGTAATAAGGGATTGGCAATTGTTAATCAAGCAAATGTAATAAAGATTTGCAGAACCACATCTTCTGCACGAAAGTATATTGAAAAACACAAGAAACGTAGGAAATAAAGTTACTCACCTCTAAAGTGCTCCATAGATGTAAGAACACACCAAACTAAACCAAATGACTACAATGACACAAACCGACACCACATACAACGGTTGGAAGAACTATGAAACCTGGAATGTTTCTCTCTACATCAACAATGAATATGGAATGTATATGACAGCACTCGATTGGGTGAAAGGTCGTCTATGGAATAACGAGGCAGTTTCATATGATGATTTCCGTCATGAACTGAACTCACTGTATGGTGATAAGACTCCCGATGGAGTTTGGTGGGATGATGATACTCTTGACCATGAAGAACTGTCTGAAATGTTGTTAGAATTGGTGGATTGATTCCACCTCCTTTTTTTACACTCACACCACACACTTGATGATGATTTACGACATCGAAGTCCGTCCCGGTTCGGGTCAAGAATTCTTCCAATATTACACCGAAAGTGTAGAAGCACCAACATCTAGTGATGCACTTGCAAGGGTACAAAGAATGAACCCTGGTTGTCAACTATTTTTGCAAGGTTCACATAATAATAGTGGCAAATCTGGTGGTAGTGGAATAGACTTAGGCACATCAACTATTGGAGTTTTAGTGTTAGTTGGTATCGTCGCATTCTTTACATTTTTACCTTATATCATTGTAGTCGGAGCTATTGGTCTGATGAGTTGGGGTTTGTATAAGTTAGTGAAGTGGATTTTTAAGTAATTAAAGTTACTCACCTCTAAACTGCCCCATGAATATGAATACTACTCAAAACCTCTTCTCTGAAACCAACCTGACTGATCTTCAGGATTTTATGTTTGACACGATGTTACCCGCAGGTGATTGTGTCGATTGGTTCTGTGATCGTCATGACGTAAGTGCTACTGATGACGTGATTGATTTCGTCGTTGACGCACACTTTGCATTCCACGGAGAGTGATAACAATGAATACTAAAGTAGCAAAACATCTCTCAATCCCCGAGAATCGAATCAACTATTGTTTTCACTTTCTTGACAACTATAATGATACTTTTGTTGACTATAAAAAGTGTTATGACAAGATCGCAGAATGGTCCGATAAACTTGACACTTCCGAGTCACATTTCTGAATAATAAAGTTACTCACCTCTAAACTGCCCCATTATTGTAATCACATCACACACCATGAGAAAGATCGAATCCCAAATGATCGAAGCAATCAAAAATAATAAGAATTGGACATCAGGAAATACTCAAGTAGTCACTAATGATAACGTCTCTACAGTATATCTTCACGGTAACAAGATCGCACTGGTTGATGATACTAGTATGACCATCTTCGATGGTGGTTGGCAATCAAATACAACTAAATCTAGACTCAACGCACTTTGTGATGAATTTTGTATCTCAGGTGAAGGAGTATTTCAGAAAGATTTCCTCTGGTATGTAAGAAAGTTTGTCGGTAGTATTAACGGACAATCTATCTTCCAAAATGATGACTTCATCTCCGGTTATGTCTTTTCATAGTCATCGATTCTTTCATCCTGATCACACACTTACAGAAACCACTATGTATCAACTTCAAATGAGAATTAAAGGAACCTGGACTAATACAGTTTATCGTCCTATGTCACACAATAGAGTAGAACCAATTTATAAGAGGTTGTCAGATAGTTACCCTGATATTGATTATCGTGTAATTGAAATCTCTTGTTAATTAAAGTTACTCACCCCTAAACTGCCTCATTAACGTAAGGGACTTCTCACCTAGTATTGTTTCTCCTCCTCACAGGACTTCTCTATTAGGTTTGTTTCTCCCATCTTCACACATCACCACCATTGTGACACAAACTTACAAACAACTTTTAGATAGGTTGTTGACTCTTACTTCTGAACAATTAGATTGTACTCCAACGATCTACGATCCTGACACTGATGAATACTATCCTGTCACCACGTTTCTAACAGCATCTGAAACAAATCAAGTTTTGGATGAATCTCACCCCTATCTTTCTTTCTAATCATGAACAACACCAACACAGACAACATCATTGATAGGGATATACTACAACACGACTATATCAGGAGGATTATTGATACGATGGACTATAAAGATGTGGAGAGATTCATATATGATACCATCGATGAAAACCTGGAAAAGTATACCGTGGACGAACTGATTGATGAGGTGACTGATGCTTTCCCTGACCTGTTAGGTATCGAAGAAGAGGACTAATATAACCCCCATAAATAACATGTTTTTAATTAAAAAAGGTATTAAAAAACATACTTACGTGTTTTATTAAATGTGAAGTAAATCGTTTTATAGTGACTCCACAGTGTCTCATAAGACCCTTAGAAGGTACTCAGAAGGGTATATAAAGGTCTGATCTTATTGTTATCTTAGACCGCAGTCTATCAGTCTTTCCTCTCAATGTCAACCCCCCAATCCTGTCAAATCAGTAATCCTTATCTGTAACAGTCTCCGAGGTATTAATGTTACTCACCCACAAAGTGCCCCATACATGTAAGACACGAACCACCATGACGGGTTACACACAACTGATCAACATCATCGACGAACTGAAAGAAACAGGTGTGACTCCTAAGGTAACAGTCCTCAAGGCAAAGAGGGGACCTAAGAAGTCCTTACTCTCCAACACTAAGTAATCCCTACCGATTGACCCGGTGATGTCATTAAACCCACCACACTAAACAACACTTTTTCCTTTTATTATGACTCGTGAACTTGCACTCGGTATGTTGTCTCAAGGTAACACCGGTGATGAAATTCTTCAGATCCTTGAAGTTATCGCAACAGACGTATTGACCCCTGAGGAGATTACCTTCTGAGACACACCTAGATGACACTCTGAGGGGGTCTAATCCCCCTTCGGGTACATACACTTAAGAACGACCACTAAGTATTACATAACAGACCACGGGTGAGGTCTATAAACTCAGATCCGGTGTGTGTTACAAACTGACGGAGGGGAGTGGTGTCCTCTCCGTTTTTTATTACACGTCAGTTGTTGACATCGGGGGACATATGTGTTATGATGACAGTGTTGTGAATTGACACGTTATTTTCGTTGATTTGTGATGCCGTCCGACGGCGTAGACCCCCCGTTATAAAAAAGGGTAAGTCCCTAACCTACAAAAGTATATACCCTCGATCAAAATATTTCCCCATATTTTTTTCTGAATCTATGCCGGAGGACCTCTATATAATTTTGATCCCCTAAAAAGGAGTTATGAAAAATTTTACCCCAGAAAAATATTACCACATATACCTTCGCAACCAGTGTGTTGTTTCATGTATCAGTGAGGAAGGATTTAATGAGACATGGACGACATTAAAGGCTATGGTAGGACTCATGAAGACTGATTATATTGAGGATGATCTTTCGTGGGAATTGGTAGAGAAAACCCCACTAACAGACGAAGAAGCCTCCTATTGACATCGTCTATATAACGGGATATAATTGACTTGTAGTGACAAAAGACTATGGCAAAAGGATTTACAGTAAAGGCATCAACTCCTAAATCAGTAAGAACTAAGGCACCTGAATGGGATATTGATGCTATCAAGGCTCGTATGCGTGGTAAGACGATTGTGTTTTGTCTACCAGGACGTGGATGTTCATATACGTTTATGAAGAACTTCGTTCAGTTGTGTTTTGATCTGGTACAGAATGGTATGTCCATTCAGATCAGTCAAGATTACTCATCTATGGTTAACTTTGCACGGTGTAAGTGTTTGGGTGCGAATGTTCTTCGTGGACCTGATCAGTTGCCTTGGGATGGTAAGTTGGAATATGATTACCAACTGTGGATTGATAGTGATATTGTATTCAGTAGTGAGAAGTTCTGGCAACTATGTGATGTTGCACTTCCTGCTTCTGCAATTGATGAAGAAGGTAATGAGATTGAAGGAGCAGATCATCCGATCTCTGCTGGTTGGTATTCCACAGAGGATGGGAAGACTACCTCAGTTGCACATTGGTTGGAAGAGGATGACTTCCGTAACAATGGTGGTGTGATGAATCATGAGATGGTTGATTCCATCCAGAACCGTAAGAAGCCTTTCACAGTGGACTACACAGGTTTCGGATGGGTGATGATTCGTAAGGGTGTGTTTGAGAATGAACAGATGAAGTATCCTTGGTTTGCACCGAAGATGCAGGTGTTTGAATCTGGAGCTGTTCAGGATATGTGTGGTGAGGATGTCTCATTCTGTCTGGATGCTATCGAGGCAGGTTATGAGATCTGGTGTGACCCTCGTATTCGTGTGGGACATGAAAAAACCCGTGTAATTTGATTTAAGGAGGTATCTATGGCAAAGGTTAAGAAGAGTCTGTTGGGTAATGTCTTTATTGAGTCCGTACCTAAAAAAACCCGACAAGGACAGGGTAAACATACAAAATACGCCGCCTCCAGTGGCAATAACGCTAAGAAGAGATATCGTGGACAAGGTAGAGGATAAAATCCCGCGGTGGTTGTGGTGGATGGGTTATGGACTCATCCTTACAACCTTTTTAGCATTTGGTATTATGATCCTAGGGATGCTCTAGGGTCTTTTTACTGCATAGATATATTAACTGAAAGTATCGATATGGCATGTTTAATTACTAACTTGCCCTCCGTTGAGGTATGGGTAAGGAAAGAATATCTAACTGATCATCAATTTGGTCATGGAGAGTTCGTCAAGGGGGTCTGGGTGTCTTGTAAGTCCATCCCAGGACGTGCATTCTACTTTGAGACATATCTCCCTGAGTATGCGGCAATGTATGATAAACTCCCTATCAGTGCTTTTGTATCAGAACCGGAGACACCAAGTCCTGATATGAACCTACCCAATCTACAGTTCTGGAACTGTATGGATTATGGTGTAGTATCTGTTACCAAACAGTTCATTGGTTCCATGGATTATGAGTTGTATACCCGTGATCATGGTATTCAGAAGGGAACCTATGTGTGTACCATTGATAACTATCACCAGGACCCTGATACGGTTGATTATGCAACATCAGAGAATCCTGCAGAACACAAGTCACACAACTTGATTGAACTGGAGAATGGACAGTATGCACTGTATCCTAACAACAGAATGAGAATCTTTGATAATAGTCTAACACCAGAAGATCCTAAGATGCCTGACTTCAAGGTATCAACTCAGTATTATTCTGTAGAGAATGGTTTTGAACGTCTTGGTATGGGTCGTGAGGACGAATACTTCTGGAAGACCTCTAAGGAACGTAAGGCAGAGGAAGAGGAAACGATTGATATGTATAAGTCACAGGATGATCGTTACACTGACCCATAGATAGTAATTATTTGTTGTATAAAGATGGAAGACAATCTACTAAGGGAAATTGCTAATGATAGCGAAACACCCAGAAATAAGAGAATTGTGAATGAGGATGGCCTGTTCGAGGCTGAGGATTGCTCAGACCCCGATCATGTATGTAAGTGTGGACAGAAAACCCTGTCAGAACACACCTAAATAAAGCACACTTATACTATAACATCAGGTGCCAGCTCAAAGGGTCAGTAAATCTTTTCGTGATATCAGTGCCACGTTTCAGGCTAATCCCCTGAATCAGGATCTGGTAGGTCTCAGGAATGAGACTGCGATTGCAAGATCACTTCGTAACTTGATATTGACTGTACCTGGTGAGAGACCGTTTAATCCAGTATTGGGTTCGGGGGTCCATCGATTGTTATTTGAAAACTTTGATCAACAAACAGCGTTTGCAATCAAGTCCGAGATTGAAACTTCAATTGAAAACTTTGAACCAAGGGTGGATCTAAAAAAGGTTGAGGTTGCAGCTGACTTTGATAACAATGAGTTTTTTATTACCATTAGATACAATATCGTTGGTATTGATGCTCCCGGACAAGAACTTTCATTCGCATTAGAACCCACTAGGTAAGATGCCCTTAGTAAATTTCAGCAATGTCGATTTTGATGAGATCAAACAATCCATCAAAGATTATCTCAAAACTAACTCCGAATTTACGGACTATGACTTTGAGGGATCAAATCTATCGACAATCATAGACACGTTAGCATATAACACATATCTATCCTCATACAACGCCAACATGGTGTCAAATGAGGTGTTCCTTGATAGTGCAACTCTTAGGGAAAACGTTGTATCAATCGCAAGGAACATTGGGTATCTCCCACGTTCAAGAAAGGCGGCAAGAGCAAATATCTCATTTGAAGTTAATCTGACGGGAACTAACGTAGTTGCTGTGACATTGAAGGCTGGTCCAGTGACTCTGACCAGTTCATCCTACGCAAACACATCATTTACCTTCTGTACGTTAGAAGATATCACCGTACCTGTTTCTTCTACAGGAGTCGCAGTATTTAATAATATCAATGTATTTGAGGGTTCATTCCTCACACAATCTTTCAATGTCAACTCAAGGATACCCAATCAAAAGTTCATCCTTCCAAACTCCGGTATCGACACTGATTCGATTAGAGTTATTGTAAAGGATAGTCCACAATCATCTGTAACAAGAAAATACAGTCAATTTGATAGTCTTGTAGATGCAGATAGGGACACACCACTCTACTTCCTGAGAGAGACTGAGGGTGAAAGATATGAATTGTTATTTGGTGATGGAGTCTTTGGAGTATCACTAGAGGAACCTAATGAGGTTCAGGTAACATATCTTTCATGTAGTGGTTCATCACCAAATGGTGCAACTAATCTCACTTTCATTGGTAGGGTTGAGGATAATAACGGTAATCCAATTACTAATGGTATTGGTGGTGTTACCACTAATGAGGCAGCAGCCGGTGGTGATGAGATTGAAAGTGTTGAATCAATTAAGAAACTGGCACCAAACATCTACGCATCTCAGAACAGAGCCGTTACATCAACAGACTTTGAATCACTAGTACCTAGACTCTACACTGAAGCTGAGTCGGTTGCAGCTTATGGTGGTGAGGATCTTTCACCTCCAGAGTACGGCAAGGTGTTTATTAGTATTAAACCATACAATGGTGTATTCTTATCAGAAGAAATTAAAAGAAATTTACAACTCGATCTGAGGAAGTTTTCTGTGGCTGGTATTGTTACAGAAATCATCGATCTTAAGTTCCTTTTTATCGAGATTGACACTAACGTATATTACAACCAGAACCTGGCTCCTGGTCCAGCTCAGGTCAACAATCTTGTTACGAATAATATCATAAAGTACGCCGATTCTACTCAGTTAAATAGGTTCGGGGCACGGTTTAAGTATAGTAAATTTGTAAAGATCATTGACGACAGTCATGATTCTATTACCTCCAACATTACCACAGTTAAGATGAGGAGAGACCTACAGGCTTTCCTTAATCAATTCGTTGAATATAGTCTCGGGTTTGGTAATCGAATTCACATTAAGAGTGAAGTTGGTTTCAATATCAAGAGTTCTGGATTCACTGTAAGTGGTGTAAGTGGAACAGTCTTTTTGAGTGATGTTCCAAATGTTGATTTGACTACCGGTTCAA